ACGCTGTCCCAGATGGGCAACAACACCGGTATCGAGGTGCCGCCCGAGGTCGTAGAGGGACTGGGCGGCGGCACACGCGCCGCCGTCACCGTCGACGTCAACGGCTACGTGTACTCCAGCACTCTCGGCGTCATGGGCGGCCGGCACCTCATCCCCTTTTCGTCCGATAGGCGCAAAGCGACCGGGCTCGCGGGCGGCGACCCGATCACGGTCGAGCTGACGCTCGACACCGCCGAGCGGACCGCGGAAGTACCGGACGACCTCGCGGCGGCGCTCGCCGAGGCGGGTGTCCGCGCCGCGTTCGACGCTCTCGCCCCGAGTGTCCGCAAGACGCACGCCGGGAGCGTCGACGGCGCGAAGGCGCCCGAGACCCGTGCACGCCGCATCGCGAAGATCGTCTCCGCCCTGGAGTGACCGCGGGCTCGCGCGCGCGGCCCGGACGATAGCCTGGTACGGGAGGTCGCGTGGGCCGGACGAAGGATGCCATCGCCGAGGGGCTGTCGATCGCGACGGCCGCGGCGCGGCTCACCATACGCAACCACCTCCTCGTCGAGACGATCGCGCGGGGTGGGCACTTCGACGGTGCCCTGTTCGCGGAGTTCGCGCGCCAGACGCTGCGCGCGCTCGCCGACGAGCAGGATCAGGCGGCCGACCGCGTCACGCAGCAGCGCAAGCGCGCGTGGGGCCGTTTCTCGGACTCCTCGGGCACGCACGATTACCGCGACCGCGACACTCGCAACCTCCGCCGTCGCGCCCGCCAGTCCCGCGGCGTCGCAAAAGAACTGCGCGATTTCGCCGACGATCCCGAGCGGGTCGGTGAGCTCGTCGCCGCCGCCCGCGCGGCGGCCTGGGGCGACGTCGAGGCGAACCTCTCGAAACGGCTCGACGTCGAGGGCATGACCGAGGATGCCGACCCCGACTACGCCACGATGCGTCGCGCCCGCATGGACGCGTTGCGCATGGTCGACCTCGCCCGCTTGGCCTCGCAGGCGAAGAAGCGGGCGAAGGAGCACGCGGCTGCCGCGGGCGACGCGGCTCCGGTCGAGGCGGCGGGCGGCAAGAAGAAGAAGTCGACCTCGGCCTGATTCCCGGTGCGGGTCCGCCGCGTCCGCGGGAGAGAGAAAAGACCCGGCCGGAATCTCTTCCGGGCCGGGTCTGTCACTGTCTCAACACAGTGTGCGCCCGAAGGGACTCGAACCCCTAACCTTCTGATCCGTAGTTTCGAGAGCCGCGGTCGCGAGCACCTCAAGGTCGACATCGAGAGCCCGCGCGAGCTTCAATGCGACGTCGAGCGGTGGCACGGAGCGACCTCGCTCGTAGTTGCTCAGAGATGTCCGAGCTATGCCGGTGCGCTCGGCGAGTTGCATCTGATCGATCTGCAAGTCTCGGCGTCGCTTACGAAGCACATCGCCGAGCGTCCATGAGAGCGTCGTAGTCATGCGTATACGCTAGCGCGAACAAGATTGAGACACGCCGAGCGAAATACCGCGTGTTGTCTACCGTGACTCAATTCTGGACGCGTGATCATTCCTGCGTCAGCCGAGAGCGTGCCTCTTCGATCATCTCGACGGCGTGCGTGCACTTCGCCAAGCAATCGGCGAGAGTGCCCGCCAACCCTTGGCGGATCTCTCGCTGTGCGGCTTCGAGCAACGCGTCGACTTCAGTCATGGCTCGGAGGGTACAGCACGTGGGCGCGAAGCTGATCAAGCGGGCGTACATCTACGCCATCGACGTACCTCTGACACCGAACGAGTTCCGCCTTCTCAACTGGATGGCGCTCACGGCGCTCGATGAGGACGTGACCCCTCGGTACTTCGACAGCCGCGAGTCATCCGCCCTCGCTCTCGGCCGTCGTGTCGTAGACGACGGGTATGGCGATGAGGCCGACCAGCGCTACCGTGCCGCCGCATTCGAGGCCGTCAAGGTCGCCTACCGCGGGCTCGTGAACCTTCGCGCGATCACGCGCATCAAGGCCGGGCGCAATGGCCAGAGAACGGAGTACGCGATCCACCTTGACGTGCTTATCACCCGCACCACCGAAGAGTTCGCTCGGCGTTCCTCAAAGGAAGGTCGAACCTTCCCGCAAAGGAAGGTTGAACCTTCCGCCAAAGGAAGGTCGGACCTTCCTGTAGGGGAAGGTTCAACCTTCACCCAAGGAACCAGAAGGAACCACAGAGGAACAACAGCAGGAACTACATCACCCAACGCGAGTACCTCACCAGCACCTGTGGAGAACTTTCGATGAGCGATCACATCCACGACTTCGACCCGATCAGCGGCTGGTGCTCGGGGTGCACCGTCCGCGACGACGGGCGACACCTCTGGCTCGGTGGCGACGTCACCCGCCGACCGCAGACCTATCCGTCACCGATCGCCCAGGAGGCGCACGCATGATCGCCACACTCGCCGCCAGCCGCGCACTCACCGACCTCGTCGACACCGGCCGCGACATCGAACGCATCGCCTGGACCACGCAGCTCCACGACACCGCCGTCGAGATCGGCAAGGTCGTCGACACCCTCGACGCCGCCCGCACCAAGCTCGTCGAGGACGGACCCAGCTACCTCGACCAGGCCTGGTCATTCGTCGACGCCGGACGCGTCGTCATGGCCAGCTACGGCATCGAGCTCGCGAAGGCGGTGGGTCGCCGTGCTCGCGCCTGACACCATCCCGGTCATCCCGGGCCTCGTCATCGCCGCCGTGCTCTGGGCCGTGTGCATCGCCGGGAGGTGCTGGCGATGAGCGAGCAGTGCCGATCCCGTGACGAGGCATCCCGCCTGCGCTGCGAGCGCACGCGCGGCCACGACGGCTGGCACCGCGCCGAGACCGGCGAGCCCATCCAGCGGTTCGACGACGGCAGTGGCCACATCCCGATGGCGGTGTGGGCGTGACCGCCAAGCACGCCGAGTCCGAGTACCGGACCAACGCCCGCATCCGCCGACAGCAGGTAGCCCAGGCCCGCAGGTTCGGGCGCGAGGTCACATGCCAGCGGTGCGGGCGCGAGGTCGAGCCGGGCCAGGCGTTCGACGTGGGACACATCGATGAACACGGCGGGCACGCGCTCTCCAACCTCGGCATCGAGCACCGCTTCAAGACCGACTGCCCCGCCCGCGGCAACCGCTCACACGGTGGCCGGCTCGGCGCAGCGATCACCAACCGCCGCCGCGGCGCGCGCGCCAACGACCGCCGCCTGACCTGGTGACCGCCGACCTTTTTTTGGCCGGCGGTCGCACCCCCGCCTTCGGCTCCAACAGCGACGCCTCCCCCTGAACTGAGGACTCATGACCACCATCGTCACCGCCGCGGCCCCCGCCTCCCCGACGCTCGCCGATCTCCACGACGAAGCGAACTGGCTGGAGTGGCGCGCCCGTGTCGAGCACCTCCCGTTCATCCGCCGCGGCACCCTCATCACCACCGAGCGCTCCCGCGCCGAATTCCTCGAAGGCGCACGCCTCCTCCGGCTCGACCAGATGACCCGAGCCGGTGACGGCGGCCACGGGCCGACCCCGATCCAGCTCATGATCGCCGACCTTCTGGAGGCCGGCGTGTTCCTCAACGGCATCGGTGAGCCTCGGCGCACCACCAAGACCACCAGTGTCCAGGCCGTGATGCTCGGGCGCTGCATGCTCCGCGAGGACTACCAGGTCGGGTGGACCATGCTCACCACCGGAGCCAAGGCTGGTGAGCGGTTCCGCAAGGACATCGTGAACCCCGTCGAACGGCTCTACCCCGACAAGCGGGCCAGCCCCGTGCGGATTAACGTCGGCAAGGGCACCGAGCACATCGACTTCCGCAACGGATCCTTCCTGAACGTATACACCCCCAACGGTGACGGCTTCCGATCCGGTGGCTTCGACATGGCATTCGCCGACGAGGGCGGCGAGGCGAACCCCGAGATGGGGGCCGACATCAACGCCGCCGTCATACCCACGATGGACACCAAGCCCGGCGCGCAGTTTGTCGTGGCCGGGACCGGCGCGACCTACCGACAGGGCAACGTGCTCTGGGACACCATCAGCGCCGATCCCGACGCCAACGTGCTCTGGCATGGGATCCCCGAGACCACCGACCCCGCAGCCCTCGCCACCTGGGAACCCACCCCCGAGAACCCGGGCGGGCGGATGCGCGAGCTGATCGAGCTGCACCACCCCGGCGTCGGCTTCACCACCCCCGTCAAGGCCGTGAAACGATCGTTCGACAAGCTCCCCGCCGAGCAGTTCCTCCGCGAGTACGGCCTTCAGTTCGGTCTCGAAGGTGCCACCGACCGCCTCGTCCCCGCCGCGTGGTGGGAACGCGCGGGCGTCCCCGACCCGCTCCCCGAGCCGCCCGCCCGTTTCTGCGCCTTCCTCAAGGTGCACCAGGACGGGCTCTACGCCTCGCTCTGCGTCGCGTTCGAGTACGACGGCCCCACTGATCTCGTCACCGAAGCCGAAGCGCTCGACGGTGCCACCGCGCCCAAGCGGCGGGCCGTCGCGATGTGGCACCACCAGGAAGGAACCCGCGGTCTCGCCCGCGAGGTCCTCATGCGCATCCGCCGCCGCCGAATCCCCCTCGTCGTCGACAACCACGGCCACACCAAAGTCATCGCCGACGAGCTGGAGAAAGCCACCCCCAAACCCCGCATCATCCGCACCAAACCCGCCGACGTGCCCCTCGCCGCCGTCACGCTCCTGCAAGCGCTGGAGCACGGCACCCTGGTCCACTTCCGTCAGCCGCTCCTCACCGCCGCCGCCGAGACCGCCGTCAAGGGGTCCTTCGGCCAGTACGGATCCATCCGGTTCGCCGCACCGAAGACCGCGCCCGACGCGGACATCACGCTCATCGAGGCCGCGGCCGGCGCGCTCCGGTTCCTCGACGAGATGCCCGACCTGACCACCAAGCCCGCCGACGCATTCCAGTTCTGAGGACACCATGCCCGAGAAGCACAAGCACATCTTCCTCGACCGGACCGCCGTCACCGTCGTCGTGACCTGCCGCGACTGCCAGTGGGCGACCATCCGATTCACCACAGTCGATGCGTGGAAGGCCGGCGCCGCGCACGAGGAGCGCGCGCACCCCGAACGCGAGCAGGCACGCAACGCGCTGGCCCACCACCTGAAACGACACGCCGAAGTCGCTTCCTGATTTTCGGTTGTCAGGAGTCGGGTCGAACCTCTGACACGTGGGCTTCTGGCGTGATTTTCTCCTCGGACCGGCACCGATCATCGGGCCGGTGACTCCGTTCGCCCCTCAGGACGCGCTCACGCAGATCACGGTGAAGCAGCTCTGGCCCGAGCACGACACCACCCAGACCCTCACCCGCGAGACCGCGCTCCGCGTCCCCGCCGTGAAGCGCGCGCACGACATCACCTGCACCGTCCTCGCCGCGATGCCCTGGATCCAGTACGACAACGACCAGCCCACCGCCACCCAGCCCGAATGGCTGTACAACTCCAGCAGCGGTGCGTCGCCTCGCGACCTCCGCTGGGGTGTCGTGTCCGACCTGTTCATGTACGGATGGGCCGCGATCGGCTTCCAGCTCGACGCGAACGGTCTCCCCGCCGACGCCATGCACGTCCCCTTCGGATGGTGGGAGGTCGCCGCCGGCCGTGTCGTCGTCTCGCGCGCCGAGTTCCCCGCGGCGTACACCGCCCGCGTCGTCGCGATCCCCCTCGGCTACGGCTCCAGCGGAATGCTCACCGACGCCCGCAACAGCATCCTCGCCGCCATCGCAATCGAGGCCGCGTACCGCGACCGCGTGAACAACCCCACCGCACACACCAACCTCGTGGTCGCCGGCGACCGGTGGGACGGCTGGACACCCGAGGAACGGTCCGAGTTCCGTGACCTGTACGTCCTCGGACGCACGTCCGCCAAGGGTGCCGTGTCGCTCATGCCCGACTGGATTAAGGCCGACTACCCCGGCACCCTGCCCATCGACCTGTTCGAGGCCGCCCGCAACGGTGCCCGCCTCGACATCGCCAACCACGCCGGCATCCCCGGCGCGCTCCTCGAAGGCTCCAAGCAGGGCGGCGGCACCGACATCAAGTACTCCGGAGTCAACAACGGAGCCGAGCGCAACGAGCTGTGGGACTTCGGCCTCGCCAAGTACGCCGACGCGATCGGCGGACGCCTGTCCCTCGACGACGTGTGCCCCTCCGGGGCGTCCATCCGCGTCGACGCCTCCCGCTACCTCACCGTGCCCCAGCCGACCACACCCCAGACCAGCGAGGACTGACCCATGACCGAACCCGTCATCATCGACGCCGGAACCCTGGAGTTCTCTGACGAGGACCTCACCGCCAGCGGCCTCCTCATCCCCTTTGGGGTCGATGCGCGATCCAACCTCGGACGCTTCACTTTCGCGGCGGGAGATGTCGATATCCCCACCGACTACACCGGCATGTCGCTCAACGTCGAGCACAAGCGGGAGAACGTCGTCGGCGGGTTCACCCGCGCATGGGAACAGCACACGGGAGTCTTCGGAGCATACAAGTTCGCCGACACCCCCGAAGGTCGGCAGGCGTACGAGGACGCCAAGAACGGCAAGCGGAAGTGCCTGTCTGCCGAGGTGTCGAACGTTCGTATCCAGGGTGGCAAGGCACTGCCCGGCGCGAAGCTGTTCGCCGCCGCGCTCGTGGAGCGTCCCGCCTTCGAGGGCGCGACGCTGCTCGCCGCCGAGGACACCCCCGCACCCGACGCACCCGCCGAGACCAACAGCCGCTACGTCACCGAGTACACCGACGCGGACGGCGCGACCTGGCGGCGCGTCGAGGAGACCAAGGCCGAGACCGTGCAGACGGACAACGGCACCGAGACCACCGTCACCACCACCGTCACCGAGACCACCGACGCCGCCCCAGCCGACACCACCAACACCAACCAGGAGACCACGTTGACCGCCACCGCCACCGACACGGCCCAGACCGTGACCGTGCCCGCCACCTTCCTCGGCTCCGCGCCGAAGGCCAAGGACATGAAGCCCGAAGACATCGAACTCGGCACCATCTTCGCCAGCATCCACGCCCTCAAGACCGGCGTCGACGCGGGAGCTGCCGCCGAAGCCGCGACGCTCCTCGCCGCCCTCTCCGACATCACCACCGCCATCGGCGGCGGGCTCGCCTCGGCCGGCCTCCTCCAGCCCGCGTGGGTCGGCAAGCTCTGGCAGGGCAAGCGCTACGTCCGCAAGTACATGGACCTCTTCACCCACCTGTACGGCGGCATCCAGCTCGGCGGACGCAAGGGCTTCAACATCGCCCAGGGCACCGCCCTCGTCCAGAAGTGGAACGGCAACAAGAGCGACCTCCCCTCCGGTGCCGCCTCCACCTCACTCCGCACCGCGACCGTCCAGGCCTACGGCTACGGAGCCGACTACGCCCGCGAGTGGTGGGACCTCGAAGGCGGCGCGGAAGTGCTCCAGGCGTTCTTCGAGGGCATCGCCGACTCCTACGCCCAGGTCACCGACGAGGACGCCCTGCGCGCCGCGTTCCTCGCCGCCAGCCGGACCAGCTCCGCGCTGGACCGGCTCGTCGCCCCCGGCACGTTCCCCAGCGTCGCCGGCCACGACTACCCCACCGCCATGGGCATGGTCATCCAGGCAATCGAGGCCGTCTCCGACGCGAACGACGACGCCGCCAGCGTGGTCGTCAACCCCGTCGCCTGGAACCAGCTCCTCTACACGCCCAAGGACCTCATCCCCGAGTACGTCTCCTTCGGCGTCACCGCGGGCACCGGCACCGGCAACGCCGAAGGCAAGGTCACGATCAAGAAGGCCGCGCAGTCGTTCTTCCCCGGCACCGTCGCCACCGCCCCGCAGGTCCTCGCCGGAGCCAAGGGAGCCATCGAGTTCCGCGAGCAGGGGCAGACGCCCATCCAGATCGACGCCCTCGACATCGCCCGCGGCGGCGTCGACAAGGCCACCATCGGCTACCTCGAGACGTTCGTCGTCCGCCCGGAGTCGCTGGTCCTCATCGGCACCAAGCCGTAAGCCACCGGGAGCGTAGGAGATGAACTGGTACACCGCATCCGAAGATCAGCCCGAGGAGGTTCAGCGGCTCCTGGCCGCGTGGCCGGAAGCCCCGGTCGAAAACCTCGAAGTACTCGGGATGATCCTCGGCACCGCGCGTGACCAGGTGCTCTCCTACGCTCCCGCCAGCGCCCCGCCCACCGTCGTCGATGGATACATCGTCGCGTCGCCCACCCCGGACCGGTACGTGCTCGCGCAGCTCCGACAGGCCCAGTCCATCTGGGACGCCGGCCGCGTCAACACCAACGGCGACATCGGCGACGGCGGGTACGTGTTCACCCCCCGACCGATGGACAAGACCATCAAGGCCATCATCCGACCCGCGGACGGGAAACCCCATGTCCTCTAGCCGCCAGCGCGTCGCCGACATCATCCGGCCGATGCTCCCCGAAGGGTGGGCCATCACCGCGCAGACCGTCGCCACCATCCCCACCCTCTCCGCGCCCGCCGTGTTCATCGACTACACCTCGATCACCCACGACGGCATGCCCGCCGGATCCATGGTCGACGGATTCGAAGTCGCGCTGCTCTCCCACCTGAAGGACTACGGCAAAGCCGAAGACGCCATCGATCCCGTCGTCCGGTCGTTCGTCCGAGCCCTCGACGCCTCCGACGAGATCGCGTGGAGCCGATCCGACAAGCGCAACATCTCTGACTACCTCGCATGGGTCGTCACCGTCCAACTGCCCGTCAACGCACACCAGGAGTAACCCACCATGGTCAAGATCTCGAACGCCGCGTTCTTCCCCGCCGGGACCATCAGCATCGGCACCGACGAGTACACCGCCGCCATCGACTCGGCGACCCTCACCCCCACGACCCCCATGACGACCATCACCGACGTCGGCGGCGGCGTCACCCCCGTCGTCGGCACGCCCACGTGGGCACTCGCTCTCGGCGTCGTCCAGGACCTCATCACGGCCAACAGCCTCTCCCAGTACCTCATCGCCAACGTCGGCCAGACGAAGACCGTCACCTACAAGCCCCAGGCCGGCACCGGCTCGAAGACCTTCACGGTCACCGTCGTGATCATCCCCGCCGCGATCGGTGGCGCGGGTGGATCCGTCGCCAAGTCGACCGTCACCCTGCCCGTCTCGGGCCAGCCCTCCATCGCCTGACCATGACGGAACTGCCCGACCTCACCCCGCCCTGGGACCGGATACCGCTCGTCAACAGCGACACCGGCCTGTTCCCAGCCGAGACCATGACGGCCATCGACGAGCGATACCAGCTCCCCGGCCGCCTCTCCGAGGAGGAACTAAACGGCACGATTGCTGATGGCGTCGTAGCTGAGGCTCCGCCCGTCGCGCAGGCTCAGTCGCGGCGCATCCTCGGTGGGCGGCTGTACAACGGGGCGAAGCTGTCGCGGTTTGCGCTTGCCCGCGCCCGTGAGGACGTGACACCCTCTGTGGTCACCTGTCTCACGCACTCGATCGGGTGGGGTATCGGCTCCGACGACGTGAACGGCGGCATGGTCGACCCGAACGGACTCTACCGTGAGAACGCCTGGCCGGTGATCCTCCGCAAGCTGTTCGCTCTCGAACGCGGCCAGGCACCCGCGCAGAACTTCCTCGGCCTCTACCCGGCGTACGGGGTCGCGTCGCTGTCGTCCTCGCCCGCGCCGACGTTCTCGACCAGCCTGGGACCGTTCGACTCATACACGTCCAGCGGTTACGCATACGGCGGTTACAACCTCTACACCGCGGGGCTCGCGAGCATCACTATTCCTTCGCTCAAGGCGGGCCGCTTCACCGCGATCGATGTCCTCTACTGGGGCTCCGATTCGGGTGTGACGAATCCGGTGCGCCCGAAGGTCACCATCGACGGAGTGGTGTCCGACGCAGGCACGACGACGGTCGTCGGGGGCAACCTGAACCGGCTCCGCATCACAGGCCTCACCGATGCCGCCCACGAGGTCATCCTCGGTCACCCTGGCGGGTCCACGAACGGCTGCTATGTGTTCGGTGTTGTGACGCACCGAGGGTCGGGCGTGATCGTGAATCGGATCGGCGCACCGGGCGCGAAGGCGTACGACGTGGCCGGTGCCGCGGCCGGAACTGGACGCTCACGCAACCTCGACGCCTCGGTCCTCGCCGGGTACTCGAACCTCGTCATTATCGAGCTTGACACGAACGACGTGGGCGCACAGACCGCGATTTCGACGTGGAAGACGCAGATGCAGGAGATCATCACCCGTGCCGTCAATGCGGGCGCGTCGGTCCTCCTGGTCGCGTCGCCGCCGATGAACGCGGGCGAGACGATGACAATCCCGGAGTCGGCGTACCGCACGGCCATGCTCGAACTGTCGGATGCGAACGCACACACTGCCTACTGGGACGGTTCCGGGGTGATCGGTGACCGCACACAGGCTGTCGCTGACGGCCTGTACCCGCCCGCAGCGCCGACGACGGTCCACTTCGGTACCGCGGGGCACCGACGCTACGCGACCGCCGCGCACGTCGCGCTGCCGCTGCCCGCGGGAGACTTCCGCGGGTACACGCCTGGCTTCCTCGACATGTTCGACCGGGCGGACTCCGCAACGACGCTCGGCACGACCGACGACGGCAAGACCTGGGTCCCGTTGAACAGCAGTACCTGGGGCATCACCTCCAACGCCGCGTACTGCCCGACACCCGGCTCCAACGGCTTCGCGGTCGTGGAAACCGGCGCGGCCAACGGCATCCTCACTGCCACTATGTCGGTCGCGTCCGACTTCGCGGGCCTGTGCTTCCGCGTCTTCGACGCATCGAACATGCTCTTGGTGCAGCGATTCGGGTCGGAGGTCCGCATCCGCAAACTCGCCGGAGGCGTCGGCTCCACGATCGCGACCACCTCTGGTCAGTCGTGGGCGAACGGCGACGTACTTTCAGTCGAACTGAACGGATCCAGCGTCATTGTCATGAAGAACGGAATCGTCATGCTGTCGCAGGCGATCACGGACTTCCAATCGAACACGAATCACGGCCTCTACAGCCCCGTGAACACGGCCCGCTACTCGCAAGCGTCGTTCGTCGCGGGGTAACGGTATCACCGCGACCGCATCTTTTCCCGCGCACATAGCATCCGAAAGGACCAGCCCGAAATTGCGTATCTCCGTCCTCGTCCCCGGGTCCCCGCTGGCCGTGCTCGCCCACGCCATGCGGGGCATCGACGCGGACGTGAAACGCGAGATCGGCACTCGCACCAAAGGCCCCGCCGCGGACATGTGGCGTGACGAACTCAACCAGCACGTCGAGACCAAGCTCCAGGGAGCGGTCGCACGCTCCGGGGCGGTGGGAGTCACCCAGCAGAACGTCACCCTACGCGCCGGAGCCGGGGCGCTCTCATCCGGCACGGCGCTCTCCGACGTGGCCAAAGCCACCGAATTCGGCATGCGCCCCACCCGACTCATCGACACCCGCAGCCGCAAGGGCACGGCGTACAAACGCCGCGGCGGCGGCGCGTTCGGCCCGCCGCGCCGCAAGGGGTACACCGCGTACCCCGCCGCGGCGCAGGTCATCGCTCGCATCGCTTCGCTGTGGGTCCAGACCGCGCACCGCACCATCCACGAACTCGCAGAAAGGCTCTGACATGGCACGCTCCCCCATCGAAATCGCCATCGCCAGCGACACCGGAGCCTTCCGCAAGGGCGTCGAATCCGGCATCATCGACCCCCTCGACGACGCGCAGAAAGCCCTCGACGACCTCGCGAAGTCCCGCGGCCCCGAGGGCCTGGAACGCGACATGCGCGACGCGCAGAAGCAGACCGAGAAGCTGAAGGACGAGACCTCCCGCACCGCCGACGCGATCGAGAAAGACTTCAAGCGCGCCTACCGTGAGACCCGCCAAGCCGCTGACGACGGCCTCGGGGGTGTGTCCCGCAAGGGCGAGGAGGTCTCCGGCGAACTGAAACAGAACCTCGGCGAGACGTTCTCCTCATTCCGAGGCGACCTCGAAGACCTCCCCCAGATCGCCCAGGACGTTTTCGGCGGCATCGCCGCCGGGGCTGGAACCGTCACCACCTCTCTCGGTCTCGCGGGCATCGCCGGTGCCATCGGCCTCGTCATCGGTGGACTCGCTCAGGCTGGCGAAGAGCAGCGCAAGAACGAGGAGGCAGCAAACGACTGGGCCGACGCCTACATCGAGGCCGGCGGGCGGGTCCTTGACACGTCCAGCATTGTCGCCCGCGGTCAGGAGATACTCCGTGACCGGATGGACGAGCTGAACACCAACTACGAGCTTTGGGGGGTCAGCCAGTCCACAGCTCTCGCCGCTATGGCCGGTTCGCAAACCGCAATGGACGACGTCAAGGCCTCTATCGCCGGAATGACGGAGGAGATGGAGCGGCAACAGAAACTCGAAATGAAAGACGAGTGGGCCGAGTACTCTCCTGAGCTGACCGAACTTCAGCGACGTGTCTACGAAGGCTCCGACGCTTTCAACGCCATGAACGCTCGCATGGATGAGGGTGCAGCCAAGGCAAGCACTTGGTCATTCTTCCTCCGCGATCTCGCAGACAACACAGCCGGAGCAACTCGTGAAGTCGACGAGTTCGGCGACACCGTCGTCACGCTCCCGGACGGGAAGCAAATCTACATCGATGCGGAGACCGGTCAGGCCACCGACAAGACCGACGCCATCGAACGCAAGATATACGGCATCCCGGACAAGACCTTCACCGTGCGAGCCGAGGTCGACGACTCCGCCGTCCGCAACTATCGTCCTCCGACCGTCTACATTCCGGGGCGCATCGTTCCGCGCGGAGAGGTCCAGGTGTACTGACCATGACCGCTCTCATTACCTCTGGGTCCGCTGTCGTCGAGCCCTCCGCGCTCTCTTCGTACAGCGCGGACCAGGAAGGCGGGACCATCGTCCACCCCATCCTCGGCGGGGGACGAGACATCACCCTTCGCCCGGTCAACCCTCGCACGGGCTCGATGACGCTCGACTTCCCCACCGAGGACGACGGCTCGACCGCTCGAGAAACGCTGAGCGCCGCCAAAGTCTGGACCCTGGATCACTCCGAACGTCCCAGCGTGGGCATGCGCTTCATCGTGCGTCGCCTCTCGCAGCTCATCGACGGTGGCGGACGGTGGGCGCTCACCGTGGCGTGGGAGGAAGTCCCGTGACCGAATCCACCCACGTCTACACCGCTGTTCTCGATGAGGCCGACAGCCTCAGTGTTCGTGGGGGCCGCATCATGCTCAGCGAGTCCTCCTCTCCTCACGTCACGGGTGACCTGGACATCGCTATCCCCAGCCAGGAAGTCCTCTCCGCGCTCGACACGCGCAGCTCGCCGCCACCGCGCGTCCAGATCACCGCCGAGGTCACCACGGGCGGATCAACCGAGACACGCGAGTTCGACCTGACGTTGCGGGAGCGCCGAGCGAGTCACGTTCCCGGGCGCGTCGCGCTTTCCCTCGCCTCTGATGAGGCTCTGGTCCTCGATTACGCACCCGCCGCCGAGGACCGCACACCTCTGGCTCTTCAGTCGAGCGCTCGCGCTGTCGTCCAATACGTCATCGGAGCGGCAATCCCTGGCGCGACCCTCGCTCCCGGCGTAGACGCCGACCTCACCCGGTACTGGAACGTCACCAACCTGATCCCCAACCCTCGCGCGGCGCTCACGTACACCGGGTGGACGACCGGCGACGGGGCCTCCGGCATCGACCGCATCCTCATGGGATCACCGCTCCCTGAGCACGGCGCGTACGCGGTCGGATGGGCGGCCGCGGCCGGCAACTCCAACATCATCCCGGGCGTGGAGACGCGCGACTACGCCATCACCCCGGGGAGCTGGTACGTGTTCACCGCCGCCGTTGCCTCCAGCATCACCAGCAGCGCGCGGGCGGTCATCCAGTGGTGGAGCGCCAACGGAACCATCCTCTCCTCACAGAGCTTCGGCGACAGCATCACCACCGACGACACCGCATTCCGCCCCGTCACCGTCATCGCGCAAGCCCCACCCGGCGCATCCCACGCGGTGCCCTACGTGAACACCACCGGGAACCCCGGCGGGAACCTGCACTACGCCACCGAGGCCATGTTCTACGAGGACACGATCCTCGTGCCCTACTTCGACCCCACCATCACACGCGAGGGATACGTCATCACCTGGGCGCGTGAACCGCACGCCTCCACCTCGACGCGGGTCGCTCTCGACGAGCGGCCCCCCGACGCGCTCATCTGGGAAGCCGGCCGACCCGGGCTGGAGTTCCTGATGTCCGTCCTCCAATCGGTCGGTCTTCGAATCGTGTGCGACGAGACACGCCGATGGACACTCCGCGACGAGACCTACACGGCCGGAGGAACCCTTGCCATCCGTCACGGCATCAACCTCATCGACGCCACCGACACCATCAGCCGTACCGACGACACCTGGTTCGACGCGGCGATCACGCGCCACACCTGGACCGACGCGAACGGCAACCAACGAACCGCCTCAGACGTGTACGCACCGACCGGTTACAGCAAGCTCCGCGTGTTCGAGAAGACAACACCATACCCCGGCCCCGGTTTCAGCGAGTACGTGGTCCGCCGTGCCCAGGGCCGTGGCCGCGAGGTGTCCGCCACCATCGTCGCCACCTGGCGCGAACGTGTCGAACAGGGAGTCCGCATCGTCCTCGACGGGGCACCCATCCAGCTCGGCAAGACCTCCGAAGTCACCTACGACCTCGACCGCGACGAGGTGACCGTCAACACCCGCACCACCGACACCCCGCCCGGTGCCATCGACCTCCTCCCGGGGACCATCGACGGTCTCACCGGCACCATCGACGAGCTCTAAGGAGACCATCACCATGGCAATCGGAGACAAGGCCCTCGCCCGGGGCATGCGCCTCACCCCCGGCACGGCCGAGGCCAGCGACATCGACGATGAGATCAACCGCGCGCTCGACTACATCGCCGACTTCACCGACGACGTTACGCCCGTCGCAGCGGGTGGAACCGGTGCCACGACTCCCGTCGGCGCGCGCACCAACCTCGGCATCCCCGCCTTCGCACAGGGCGACCAGGCCATCCCCAATCGGATCCCGCTCTACAACGCCACGGGACAACTCACCACGTTCGACCCCACGGCACCCGGCCACACGGCGTCCAAGTCCTACGTCGATGCCGCAGTGGGCGGCGCGGCTGCCACGGCAGGACAAGCCATCAGCGACGCCGCTGGAGCGTATGACCGCGCCGAACGCGCTCTGCGTGGCGATCTCTACACCGACCCGTACAACCGTGTGATCAGCGGCACCCGGCGGGCCGCGTGGCTCCAGGATGACGGCAAGCTCGGCTACGCACCGTCCTCCCAGCGTTACAAGAAACTCATTCGTCACGAGGACGTGACCGATGAACAGGTCCTCATGCTCGCCCTCGTCTCCTACGAATGGAAAGCGGCAGTCGCCGCCGACGACCGCCGCGAAATGGGCCTCATCGCCGAACGGCTCGTCGAGGCCGGCCTCGGGTGGGCGTGCTTCTACTCCGAGCACGGCGTCGAAGGCATCAACTACGAGATGGTCGGCCTCGCGCTCCTGCCCGCCGTCCAACGCCTCATCACCCGCGTCGCACGCCTGGAGGACAACTCATGATCGACGGAATCGCCGCCGCCCGCACCCTGCTCGGCTTCACCAACCTCACCCCCGGCATGTGCCTCCACTACGTCTGGCAGGCCTACAAGGCACACGGGGCGCGCGCGAACGGCTCCTGGCCCACCGCCTACGCCGCATGGCTCGACACCCCCGGAAAGCACGAAGGCGACCGCAACCCGCCCCCCGGCGTACCCGTCTGGTTCGGCCCCCGTGACGGGTCCGCAGCCGGAGACGTCGTGATCAGCCTCGGCGGCGGCCGCGTGGCATGCACCGACTACCCCACCTGGGGGCGCGTCGGCACCTGCACGATCGACGAACGCCAACGACAGATCAGCCGACCCTACCTCGGCTGGACCGAAACCATCCTGGGCGCGACCATCGCGCTCCCGACCACCACCCAACCAGAAGAGGAAGAGGAAGACATGATCGACCCCAAGGTGCTCGCCGACGCACTCCTGAACTACCCCGCCTTCGACGGTGGGCCGACCGTGAGCGTCGTGCTCCGCGAGGCGCACCAGGTCTACCAGGGCATGTTCTTCGGTGGCGAATCGATGCAGGACGGCGGCAAGCCGCTCCAGCAGTCCGTCGCCGAGATCCAGCAGAAGCCGTGACCACAACCAGACGCGCCCTCCGCGCCCGAAAGGAAACCATGACCACCGACCAGCGCGAACCCGTGCTCTCCAAGAACCTCGCCTTCGCGGCCGTCGCGCTCATCATCGTGCTCGGCGTGATCGGCGTGGTCCTGCTCTACGTCTTCAGGCCCGACGCCACCGCGACGTTCATCCAGACCATCGTGACGTTCGCCGGGATCCTCACCACCGCCATCACCCTGCTCTACGGACTCGGCAAGATCGGTGACCGCGTGGAGGTCGTACAGAAGCAGACCAACGGCAACCTCGCCGCCCGAGACGCCATCATCGCGGAGAAGGACGCCATCATCGCCCGCCTCCAGGACGAGAAGGTCGACCTCGCGAAACAGGTTCCGCCGGTCTAAGTGCCTCCATCACGACGGGCGGCGCGCTCACGGCGCGTCGCCCGTTCGTAGCGTTCTTCGTCGATCGTGTGAAGAGCCGACAGGACGGCGTACTTTATCACGAAGTACAGCAGCACGAGGCCGATGATGGCACCGACGATGAACCATATTGTCATTGGGCTAGCTCCTCCATCGCCGCGCGCATCCGGTCGCGGTCGTACTGAATGTACCGGCGCGTTGTCGTCGGCGACGAGTGTCCGAGTGCTTCCTGGACCATGAGGAGGTCCGATCGGAGGGCGTAGAGCCTGGTCGCGAACCGGTGACGCAGGGCGTGCATCGTCCACCCTTCGGGGAGCAGCTCGGCCATCAGCTTCCCCACGTACCGCGGTGAGAGGTGCCCGTGGTCCTGGCCGGGGAAGACGTACCCAGGCTCCCACTCGGCCAGGGTTCGGCCGAGCGACCTCGGCAGCGGCACGACGCGCTCTCGCCCGCCCTTTCCGTGGACGAGGAGAGAGTGCCCCACGAGGTCCTCGGTCACGTCGCGGGTGTGCACCTGGGCGACCTCGGCGCGGCGCATCCCGACCTCCGCGGCCAGGCGCAGCATCACCCGCTCCCGTGCCCCGGCGCGCATGAGTGCCTCGTGGTACACGCGGTCGGGGGCGGGCCTGGCGACACCCTGGGCGATCTTCACTCGCGGCAGGGTCGCGGCGGTGTTCTCGGCGACGTGGCCGGCGTCCACGCCCCACGCCCAGAACTGTACGAACGTCGTGCGGCGTCCGCGGCGGGTCTCGATCGCCCAATCCTGCTCGGCCATGTAGGTCCGCAGCGCCTCGGGGGTGAGGTCCCACGGGCTCGCCTCGCGCACGCGGCGGGCGAGGTGCTGGAGGTGCTGGCGGCGTGCGTCGCACGTCGTTTTCGGCTTGCCTCCCGCGCGCTGGGCACGCAGGAAAGCATCGATCAGGGTCATCCATCGCTCAGTCAGCATGGTGAACTCTCTTAGGTCATCCGGGGGGATGGGATGGGGGATATTCGGAGCGATCCGGGGGGATGGATGGCTACGGTTCACTCGATTCGGTCATCGCCTCGTGCAAGCGCTCGCGCCGTTCGTGCTCGCGCCACCCTCGGAGGAATGCCTCGACCATCGCGTCATATCGACGCTCCTTGCCGCCCGCGGCCTGCCATTCCTGCACGGCCTGGTTCTCGCACGGCCACGGTTCGACACCGCCCTCGTACTGGGAATTCCACTCGCTGCACGCCTCGCAGACGACGGCCTTCGAGGATGGGCAATTGGCGTGCGGTCGCTCCGCGTCGTCGGGGACGTCGTGCTCGCACTCTCCGTAGATGCAGTCCATATCCCACACGTCGGCCTCGACGCGGGTGTGCGTCGTCGGAGCGTCGGACTCGTACTTGCCGTGCAGCTTCATGCTCATCTGTTCTCTCCTTCGTTGCTACGGATCGTGCGCTCGGGCTCCTGCGCACTCGATTCGTCCGCCGCGATGGCGGCGAGGCAGTCGCCGCACGTCACCGCCGCGCGGTTGGTGGACACGCCCGCGTTGCGCCTCGTCCCGCAGTAGGCGATGCCGTACCGGTTGGCCGCGCAGATGCGGGTGGATGCCGAGGTGGAGCGCACGGGTCGGTGCGACTTCCACCACTGGTCGATCGGGCTTCCGTCAGGCATCGGAGCCCCTATCCACGTGATCTGTTCATTCCCACCCACAGCGATAGGCGGCGCACGTAGTCCCCGCAAATGCGCTCGGCGTGCCGCATCGCATCGGTCCAGGAGTCGTGCAGCACGTCGGCATGCCCGGTGTCGAGCACCCACGTATCGCCGAGCTTCACCACTCGCGGCTTCGGCGGTTGAACGGGCAGCGGTCCCATCACATGACCCCATCCGCGTGATCCGGACGGCGATCCCCGTCGAACGGTGTGGGCGAGCCCACGAGCTCGAACAGCGCAACCACCGTGTCCAGGTCCCACGTCCACTCAATGCCGCTTGCGTTCATGCGCTTGCCTTCCGTCCCCAGCGCTGTTGAGCGCCCTGGCGGGTGGTTCCGGTCGCGAGGGCGATACGTGACCAGGACGCGCCTCGCTCGCGCTGGGCCTCCACGGCGGCATCAATAGCCGCCTCGACGTCGTGACGAAGCTCGATCAGCATTCGCAGCTCGTGCTCGTCCTCGCGGCCGGCGCGCTCGCCAGCGGCCCGGATGATCCGGCGAGCGAAACGGACGAATGCGGGCGTCTCGGCGGCTGGGCGGGTCAT